ATGAACATAAGTAATGAATCGTTGGCCTTACTCCGGGCAAAACTTCCCAGAGGAAGTGTTCCTAAAATACGTGCAAGGCTTCTGAAAAAAGGAATTAAGTTCTCCACTCAATATATCTATCGGTGCCTGGATCCTGCCAAAAAAGCATATGATTCAGATATTGTTGATGAAGCGATCCTGCTATCTGAGGAACTGGCTAAAATCAGGGTAGATCTCGAAGAAAGAGTTAATCAGATTAAGATTTTCGTGAAATGAAAACCTTTTCAGCAATGTCCATACCGGATAAGCAGCTTACGATTGAGGCATATCAGCAAATGATTTATACCATCGAGCTTCGTATAGAAATGGCTAAAGGTCTGCCGTTGGTGTTCACAGAGAAAATAAGTCTTCAAATGCGAAGATTGAAACAACTAATGGAGGCTCTGGAACAAGAGTTATTAGCCGAATGAACAAGCCCCAATCAAAAATCACTCACAGTTTTTATGAAGCTGCTCCTGAGATGCTCCTTGACAAGATCGCTGAAGTCAACGGCATTCTTGCCAAGCAGAAAGCCAAGACCGGTGAGACCGAATCCTACCTGTTCTGGGCAAGGGTCTGTGAAGTAATGAAGTTTTCCTGGGACTATTTCAACGATCTAAAATGGATTCTTAGAAAGAACCAGTTTCTCGAAGTAGAGAACCGGTGGTTGAAAGATTGGAATATTGAACTTTCTTCAAAGCTTCAAAAATATGAGATCATTCGTGGGTTAAAGATCCAGGGGGACTATGATGCAGCCATTAAAAGGGTTGACGATTATCTGGCCAAAGGTGACGAACAATTGAATCATATTAAAGAAACCACTCCTGATGAATGAAATACCTGATTCAAAAGGGATCGAACTGCCTGATATTGCAATACTGAACGAAGAAGAAGTGATTCTGTTTGCTGACACTGCCCTGGTGGAAGCAGGAAATAGTTTGACCCGGCGGGGAGAGGCCATCAACCAGATTTGCGAGCTGATCTTTAAAATGGAGGATCCGGTGAGGCAAAGTGTATTTATTGCCGCTGTATGCCAGCGACACAAGATCACCAAGAAGGTCATTACTGATCGCATTAAGGCATTGAAAGATTCGTTGACCGTTATTCAGGAGGATGAAAGGGATCCGTTTGAAGGGTTTGACGGCATCGACAAATTCTCTGCCCGTAAGCTCGGATTCTTTGAGCACCGCAACTGTATCTATTTTTTGACCAAAGAAGGCCCTTTCAGGGGATCGAATTTCATTATTCGCCCACTGTTCCATATCTATTCGAAAACCGACAACAAACGGTTGATAGAAATCACCAATGAAGAAAATTACAAAAAAACCATTGACATTCCTTCAAAAAGCTTTGTCAGTGTTGAGCAATTCCAGGTTGCCGTTTTCAATGAAGGCAACTATATTTTTTTTGGTTCTAAATTTCACTTTATGAAAGTACTTGACAACATCGCCGGGAAATTCCCGGTATGCAATGAATTGAAAACGCTGGGCTGGCAGCGGGAAGGCTTCTACGCTTTCGCCAACGGAATATTTACTGGAACATGGCAACCGGTGGATGAGTTTGGTATCACAGCGTTTGGAAAGCAGAAGTTCTTTTCTCCTGCCTTTTCCTGCGTTTATAATGATGTGAGGGAAGATGACGACGATTATGAAAGCGATCGTTATTTTATCTGGCGACAATCCCCCATCACATTCGGCCAATGGACCAAACTCATGATGGATGTCTATGGTACAAATGCCCGGATAGCACTTGCCTTTGTCGTGGCCACAGTGTTCCGTGATCTGATTTATGAGAAATACAAGATATTTCCTCACCTGTTTCTTTTCGGAGAAAAACAGTCCGGTAAATCTCAGCTTGCCTGGTCCCTGTCAAACCTGTTCTTTAATAACATGCCGGCATTCAATTTGAGTTCCGGCACCCAAGTCGGATTTCACAGAAGGTTATCCAGGATAAAGAATGCGATCTGCTGGTGGGATGAATATTCCAATGATATCGATCCCAAGAGAATTCAGACGCTAAAAAGCGCGTATGACGGGATGGGCCATGAAAAGGGCAAGATGACCCGAGACAACCGAACGGAAGTCACCAAGGTTAATGCATCTTCGACCATCAGCAGCCAGTATTTGCCAACTACCGATGACAATGCGCTACTGACCCGCTCAGTTTTGCTTTCATTCATTCGAAGAAAGTATTCCACGGAAGAGTTGGCCCGATATGACGAATTGAAGGACTATGAAGTGCAAGGCCTGAGTAGCCTTGTCGGGGATATCCTTAAATACCGTGAAGAAGTTGATCAGAACTTCAGTATGGAGTTCTCCCTGTTGATGGAGAAGATCAAAGATGAGCTTACCCAGGAAGGAAAACAATTCGAAGAGCGACTGGTTAGGAATTTCTGCACCATACTTGCGCCTGTTAAAATCATCCTGCAAAGCATGATCCCGCTGGAGCTGAATTTCACATTCGACGAAATCTACGCCCAGAGCAAGATCATGATCACCGAGCTGTCGATTCAGATCTCTTCGAGTGAATCCCTGTCAAACTTCTGGATGATGACCGAGTACCTGCTGGATAACAAGATGATAGAGGCAGGTAAAGATTTCGAAATAAAGTCCGTTGGCTCCATCAGGGCAACAAACAAAAACAGCCAGACAGAAACGCTCAATTATCCTCAGCCCAAGGCTGTACTTTTTATCCGCTTTTCCAAGATTCATCCTCTATATATGGAAGGGCATCGAAGACAGTTCGGTAAGAATGGGGTTGACCTGGTCAGTTTGATGCATTACATCAAGCACCATCCCAGTTATATCGGCTATGTAAACAGCTACCGTTTCTCGGATTCTGTCAACAGTTGCTATGCGTTTGATTATGAATCATTAAGAGTGAACCTTGAAAGATCTGAGAGGATTCCGGGAAACGATGACCTGCCATTTTAATTTTTTACGATGCATTTTTCAAATTTTTCTTTTTTATCATCCCTACACCCTACAAAGTATAATATAATACTAATAATCAATAATATAAAGTGTAGGGATCTGTAGGGAAGCGTAGGGAGTTGTAGGGATGTAGGGATGTAGGGATCGGTTTTTCGGGTTTGGCAAACGTGATTTATTTTTTTTTTTGATGAGCGAACCAGTGGTAAAAATAGATCAGTTTGGCTGGAAATATTATGATAGTCTTCCGGTAGATTATCGCTTGGGAGTTATGGAGGATTTTCATATAAAAGGTAAGAAGAGAGTAGGTATGGAATACCTGATCCAAAGAGGAGATCAACAGCACTTTGAAATACATCATCTAACTGAGTTCACCCAGGCAATAAATCTGCGACCTTATTTTGATTGGAATATGATCTATGTGAAAATCAAGTGACCTTTATTTCCGTATGACCGAAACTTACATTTGCTCCATGAAAGAAAATGAAAGACCAAGTGTCACCATTAAATTGAAGCCATACCTTCAGGAGTACCTGCTTTGCGAGCTTCGTACGAATATGGCATCCAAGCGAAACATTATTGGGATATTACTTCATCCGTTCCTGGAGAAGCGACCTGCCNGNATTCCTCCATTCATGCCTGAAGGTCCGGANTACATCACTTTTTNNCTTCCCGGCGATAACAAGAAAAACATCCGGGGGAACTTGTGGGTGTCACCTGAAAACCAGCAGATGTTCGAACGGTTTGTTGAATGGCACTTCAAGCAGATGTTTTTTCATTACATGACCTACCGGGTTAAAGAGTACAGGTCCTTTAAAAAAGCCATTTACCAATTTTGCGTGGATCATGAGTTCACATGGTCAAATATCAACTATGAACTACTCAAGAAAGATTATTACCGAAAACGCAAAAGAAATAAAATCGAAAAAAGTTTGCCACAAAGTGTCCCTGGATTTTTTCAACAGAATTCAAGCATTTTTATAACCTTAAATTGAAATGGGAAACATTTCTCGACATACCGGGATCAACATCGGGGGGTTAAACCCGGTGAGTTGGATTTTCAAAGAAGACGTTGCAGGTATCAGCTATAACGATACCACACTCTATTGTGTGGTAACTGTGAAACCTGGTAAGGCATGGAATTCACTTTACGGCACCCCGGAGACCATTCAGCTTGAATCCGAACAACAAGATTTGCCAGGTGGAATAAAGTACATCTATAAATTAAAGATCCTTGTTCCCAAAGATCGGGCTTCAGTCGAATCCGAATTGTTTCGTATGGCCGGTCGCTGCCTGATTGTAAAAGTCACGGATAAAAACGGTACGATCCGCATTTTTGGAACAATGGAAAGTCCGATGAAAATGACAAACAAGCTTCTCAAACCATTAGTACTTGAAGGTTTCAACGGTTATGACATTCTCTTTTCAGGGGAATTCTCCAAGCCTGCCGGCTTCATTCAACCCCCTGGTGGTGGTATCCCAATTGATTAGGTCCAGGATTATTCCTAGTAATTTTCAGTCCTTTAATAGACCGTCATACCACCATAATATTGTATCCTGAAAACAAGGGTACAATGAATCCCATCTTAGCTGAAATCCTCTCTACACCCTGGTTGATCTCCAAAGAAAGATCAACCGCTTATGCCAGCGTATTGCTTTCGCTTATCAAAGGAGAGAATTTCTCAGAAGGAGATTCTGCTTTATCCCGGGAAAGAAACCGTTCGTATGTGGTAAGTGGCACAGGGGATCAAAAACAACGTTTCGGATTCTCCGATTCCAACATCCCTGAAGGATCTGTTGCCGTCATTCCAATCCGTTCAGAAATCCTCAAGTATGATCAGCCCTGCGGACCAAGAGGTACGCAGTCAATCTTAACCGATGTGAAATCGGCTGACCAGAATCCAAACATTAAAAGCATTCTCCTGGTTGTGGACAGTCCGGGTGGCCAGGTCACCGGAACCGATCTTTTAGCTGAAACCATCAAGAATTCTGCAACACCTGTTGTGGCTTATATCGAAGGGATGGCTGCAAGTGCTGCCTACTGGATCATCTCCGGGGCATCAAAGATTGTTGCAAGCTCTTCCCTTGACCGCATTGGTTCTATTGGAACCATGCTCATGGTGGAAGACCTCAAACCATCCCTGGAGGCAATGGGAGTAAAATTTCATGAAGTCTATGCAAGCCTTTCGGTGGATAAGAACCTTGACATTAACCAGGTGCTGGATGGAAACTATGAACCCTACCAGAAGAATGTTCTGGATGTGATCAACCAAAAATTCTTATCCTCAATAAAGGATAACCGGCCAGCAGTTGAAGACTCAACATTGACCGGTAAGATTTATTTTGCTCCCGAGGCAATAACCCTAGGGTTAATCGATGAGATCGGATCGCTCGATCATGCAATGTCTCTTGCAGATTCTATGCAAAGCATAACACAAGAAGTATCTATTCAAAATGAAACCAAAAATTCTGAACCGATGAAAATAAAAATGACCTGGAAAGCAATTCAAAGCTTTTTCAAAATGGATCCCGCAAGCTTGGATACTCAGGAGCTGACTGAAGAAAAAGTTCAGCAGATCAATGACCAACTGGCCACTGTTACGGCTCGAAATGAAGAGCTGGAAAGTCTGCTTACCGCTGAGAAAGCAGCCCATGCAACCACATTGTCTGACCTTCAGGCACTCAAGTCAGAAGATGCAGGAAAAGAAACTATTGCTCCCAAGGCAGCTGATAAATTTTCCAGCGGCCAAGAAGAAGTTGTGTTTTCTCACGACAAAATCGCCGATCAATACTGTGCTTAATCAAAATTAAAAACCAATAAATTCCAAGATGAAATGGCAGAAACAATTTCGTTACAAGACCTTAAAACCGCGTTTGGCACTTATATCGGTACCAACCAGAAAGACATTCTGCGGCTTTTGACCCAACCCACCGTGTCAGAAAAATACATGACTACGGTAGCTTCCCAGGATCTTGTTTACCGCGCCTCCAAGGCCGTGATCGATGATCTTGTCCAGGGCTTTCAAAAAGCATGGACGCCCAAAGGAAAAGCAAAGTTCACCCCTATTGAGGTCCCACAACGCCGGCACAAGATCGACCTGTCATTCTATCCGGATGAGATCATGGAAACATGGCTCGGATTTTTAGGGGACGAAGCCTCTGATCGCAAGGTATGGCCCATAACCCGGTATATCATCGAACAGCTGATCCTGCCAAAGGTTCTGGATAACCGCGAACTCAAACTCATCGGTAACGGAGTTTACGCACCACCGGTGGATGGCACCGCCCAAGCTGTCGGACTTTCCATGGACGGGTTCTGCACCATCTTAAAAGCAAAGCACGCAGCCGGAAATTCCAACGTCAATTTCATTGCGCTGGAACCATTGACTGAAGAAAATATCTTCGACCAGGTTGAACATTTTGGAAAGAATGTCGATGCACTGTATCTCGACCTTTCCATGAATGTTTTCCTTTCCCGCAAATGGTATGCAGCTTATCATCGCAAACGCCGGGATCTTCACGGTATGGATACCAACTATACCGGAATGAAGGATGTAATTGAAGGAACGAACTTAACATTGGTTCCGCTGCCTTCCATGACTGCCGAGAATATCATCTTCACAACACCCAAGGAAAACTTCATCCGCCTGATCAACCGCAATAATGGAGCTTCCAACATCACCGTAGAAAGCATCGATCGTCAGATCAAGATCTTTGCCGACTGGTACGAATCTGTTGGCTTTGGCATCGAAGAAGCCGTTTTTGCAAATGTTCCAGCTTAATCCATAAAAAGAAAAACCATGACCATAGCATTATTTGACCTTGCAAAACCCTCAGTAAGAAACGCCGGTGGCGGCGGTGGGATAAAATCTGAGATCATCCTGATCCAGGAAGCGGATATTGACTGGACAACTTTCCCGGCACGAGATACTGATGGAGTCACCATTGCCGATGACATCCAGATGTTAACCGGTAAATTCATGCACAGCTTCTACATGACCCAGGGAACCATCAAACCTTCGCAGAAGAAACTCAAAGGATCCAACCAGGATTGCGGTGGATACGAGATCGGGTTGGAAGGTTTCTACCCGGGAATTGAAAAGGCTGTCCAGAAATGGATCCAGAATTTCGGGATTGACTTTAAGGGTATCGTCATCATTCAGAATTGCGCATCTGGTAAACGGTACTTGATTGGTGAACCCTGCAACCTGGTACACATCGAGACCATTGAAACCACCTGGGGCGAAGAGATCGACAAAGATAAAGGCCACAAGTTCGGCTTCCTTTGCAAACAAGGTTCACCGATGGCCTTCTATGAAGGAGATCTGCTCATGGATCCCAACCCACCTGTAATTTAATTCAAGTAAGCGTTCGTAGCTGTTTTCATAAGTGTTCATGCCACCTGCCGAAGAGATTCGGCAGGTTTTTTTGTCCTTTAATAGATGCAATTGCAGTGATATTTTCGCACCATGGATCCTGAAATTCTTCTTTGGCTAAACTCTGATCATGACTTTTACTCGGGTCTTGAGCTGTTTGACCAGTATGGTCGAAGTCGCACACTAAGCAGAATCTTGCGCTTTGGGGGAGCGACCGTGAAGAACCGGTTAACTCTTTTGTATGAGCTTGACAAGATTGGAAAACAAAAGGCAGTTTCTCATAATACTCCTGCATTGAAGAAACCGCCAATGAAACAGGAAATTCCAAAAGAAGAGAAACTGGAACCAATAGAAGTTATCAGCATTGAACAACTTCGATCAGAACAAAAAATGATCTACAAGATGCTGGATAACTTACATGCAGTCCTTCCTTATAGAGAAAAAAAAGAAAGAATGAAAATAGCATTTCAGATTTTGGAACTCGATGACAGTTTAAAAGAAGTCACCATCAGGATCGAACATTTTAATAAACATGGAGCAATCCCGCCGAAACAGGTCAAGGCTGCATCAAAGTCTATTTCTGACCTGGATGCAGCAGAACTGGTCAAACGTCAGTTTACTCTTCGGACCTATATCACAAGGTACAAACGTCTGGTGGCCGATTCAGAATCCTTAAAGACAATTTCCAAACACCGGGAACGCCTGGACAAGTTCCAGTTGGAGTTGAATGATATTAATAGAAGATTAAGCAAATGAGTTTGTTCTCCTTAATGGACCTTGTTAAGAAAAAACCGGATAAGACAAAATCCGGATCTGTCGCTTTTACTGGTTCAAACCTTCTGACCATTGGGAAAGCTGGTGAAAAGCTTCTCCAGGTCTTTGGAAAGGTTATTGAAGGTCAGTCCGTGCATTATGCCTCCCGAGGTGACTGGTCAACACATGACCTTCTTTTCTTTTTACTTGAACAAACCGGACCTGCCAAAGTCTACTTTACTACTTGGGCAATCTCGGAATATGCTATCCGGCAGCTATACGGATTCATTGAACATGGATTGATCCTTGAACTCAAAGGCATTTTCGATTACCGTAACGGGATCCGCAAACCTGCAGAGCTGCAGTTCCTGCAAAAGATCACAACCGACATCAAAGCCGCCAAATGCCATGCCAAGGTCACTGTGATCGAAAACGACAATTGGGGGATCAGTGTAGTAGGGTCGGCAAACTATACCCGGAACCCCCGCATAGAAGCCGGTGTTCTGTGCTGTGATAAAACGGTGGCAGCTTTTCACCGGGATTGGATATTAAAAGAACTCTCAAATACAAGCGCCTTTGATCGATCAGAATGAATCATTCATCACCGAAGTGGAACAATACGCTTCGCTGATGTTCACAAAAGAAGAAATTGCAGTTATCCTGGAAGTTGATCCTGCTGAACTTGTTGTTCTCTTGCAGGACAAGGATAACCAAGCATTCAGGGCATTCCAACGTGGAAGGTTAAAGCGTGAAGCCGAAGTTCGCAAAGGCATCTTTGACCTGGCTCAAAATGGATCATCGCCAGCTCAAACCTTTGCCATGAAAATTATTGAGAACGCAAAAATGGATGATATATGAACCAGATAATTTCAGATTCAACCTTTGACCGTATCCGGGATTACTATTCTTCTCAAGACATAACCCTGGATAAGGAAGACGAAACAATCCGATTGCGTTGGAGTATGTGCTTTATTCAATTACACGATGAACACAATACTGACCGGGATGTTACCCTGTTTATGGTCAAGCATTTTGGTATCTCTGAAGGCCAGGCATACAAAGATATCCGCAATTGCAGAAGATTATTCGGTGATATTCGCACTTATACCAAAGAAGCCATGCGGTATCATGTCAGCCAATGGGCCATTGAACTTTATAAAATGGCAAAGCAAAAGAAGGATCTCCGGGGTATGGAAAAAGCCCTGGAGCGAATCACAAAAGCCTATAACCTGGACAAAGAAGACCTTTCACTTCCGGATCCTTCCAAATTCCAACCTCCGGTTCAACTACTGACAATAAACTACAACTTTATAAATTCTCCTTCCTTTAAGATGATCGATCAGAAAGCCCAGGATAAACTCCTGGAACTGCACCGCAAAATCGAAGCCATGGCAGATGAATTGCACGTAAAGGATTATCTCAACATGCTACTTTCAGAAAATCCCATAACAGAAACCTCCGAATTCATTGATTAATCCTGCTCCATATTATAATGACCCGCAGCTTAAAATACTGCTGTCAACCAAGCCGCATAAGACTTTTATCGGTGGTAGGGGAGTTGGAAAGACTACGATCATTGCCGATGAGATCATTAAATATTTTGTAGCCATGCCCCGGGGTAAAATTTCCCTCAATGGTCTAACCTATTTTCATATTCGCACAAAATCATTGCCACCAATCATCGACCATCTTGAACGCCGTGGTCTGTATCGTGGACAGCATTATTTCATAGGGCATAAGGCTCCAAAAAAGTTCATGTGGGATGAACCTTTTCAACCTCCTTTGGATTATACAAACTGCATGCATTTTGTCAATGGGTTTGTTGTGGAATTCAACTCCTTTGACCGGCCAGAGATGGCTCGATCAGGATCCTATGACGGAATGATTTTCGATGAATGTACAAAACTCAAGAAATCTGCCATTGATGCTGATGTTCTTCCTGCAAATCGTGGAAATAACGACCGGTTTGGTCATCTTTACTTTCATCATGGCACATTGTTTTTGGGAAGTATGCCACTAACCCCAGATGGGGAGTGGGTTTTTGAATACGAGACTCTTTCAAAGAAATTCCCAAACCGATACTTTTATTTAGAGGCTTCTGCTTTGGAGAATATCCACATCCTGGGAGATATGTATTTCCGGGATTTAAAACGAGCACTTCCAAAAGTGGTTTATGACCTGGAAGTGCTCAATAAACGAAGGAAACAGAATGAGTCCGGATTCTATCCCTTGTTATCAGCAGAAAAGCACACTTATTGTGATTCCTTTAATTATGATTTCTTTGATTCAATAGATTATGACATCAAAGGAAAATCCTCCTTTGATTGCCAGGGTGATGCTGATTGTTTGCCTTATGAACCCTTGTATGTTTCCTTTGATTTTGGAACTACCCAGAATTGTATTGTCGTAAGCCAATGGCAAAGAAACAGTAATGAATTCCCTGTCATTAAAAACTTCTTTGTTGAAAATGAAACTCTGACTGTTCTTGTTGACAAGTTTATTGAGTACTATAAGAACAAGCCATCGAAGGCATTGTACCTATACGGGGGATCAGATGGCACCAGGCGTAATGATGCAGCTTCAAGAAGTTCTTATTTTGATGATGTAAAAGATCAACTCTCAAAGGCAGGATGGGATGTATATCTCAGGGCAGAGCTTTACGAGGCTTCCCACATGGATAAGTATCAGTTCTGGCATAAGTTCTTATCGGGTGATTTCCCATCTCTTCCTGCCTTTCGTATCAACATGAACAATGCCATGGAGACCTTTGTATCTATGGATAATGCACCCATCTTACCACAAGAATTTAAGAAAGATAAATCTTCCGAAAGAAAGAAAGATCAGCCACGCTGGAAAGCAACTGATCTAAGCGATGCAGTGGATAACCTTTACTATTGGGTACTTGGCTCAATGGTAGGTGATCAACATCCTTCCAATGAGATGATACTGCTTCCTGGAAGATAGGGGAGCAAATTACCTTCCTTCCTGTTTTACCCTCCTTTTTATATATGTAAATGATCAATTCATATATCCGTAAAAAAACCGGGTGGTGCAATTGCATTTTTCGATAGGGCGGGGCGTGCACTCCGTGAGGTATAAGCAAAGTTTTAAAGGCATAACAACGGGTAAATCATTAAATATGAATCCTTAACAAAATTTTACACGCAAACCAAAAAATCGCTCTGCTTTTCTTTGTGAAATGGTGTCAAAGTAAAGCAGCAAAAGAAATCACCTGCAGGTCTTGCCTGCTTTTTAGCGGTGTACTTTTTTCTTTCAGTATCCTGGTCAAAGCAAACAGTACCAAAAAAGAAATCCTTTTGGCCGGCACACGGTTTTAGCTCAAATTTTTTCACAAAGGTACCTACGAATAATTCGCTTTTAGAACGAAGGAGCTTAAAACTGTAAAGGGCGACCTCCTTTGGGAATTGTCGCTTTCAGTGTTTTCAGATCGGAAGTCAATCAGACCTACACCCTTGACATTATTTATTATTCTCGGTAGTTGCCTTTGGCGTTAAAATTTTTCATTTCAAACCTTAAAAACAACGCTCTATGACAACTTTAGCAAGAAGAACCCACGAACAGTCAATGCAAGAAATCTTTATTCAGGAAATGAACGAGATTTACTACGAAGGCTATGCAGAAGAAATTATTGCCTCTGAACCTGACAGGTTCAGCTTTGAATTAGCTGAGTTCAAGAGTCAATTCAGTAAAGCAAATTAAATCATAAGCAGACAGTCTTAAAACGACTGTCTGTTTTTTATTGATCGCTTAATTGGTAGAAAAATATTGCGTTTTCTCCTTCCTTCAAGATCGAAAAGGAACTATCTTGATTACCAAAATGTTAACAGAGATCATTTGAAAACATAATCAATTTATCATATATTAACGCAATTGTTAATATTTTAATGTAATATTAAAGTAATGCTGTATTAATTTATGATATATTTGACAAATATATATGTTGCGAAGATTTAATTAGTTGTATATTTGACATAATTTATATATTTCAATAAAGAAGCCATTATATGCTGATAAAATTCCAACAAATTCGTCCCCCTTAGATCTACTGCAAGTTCGTTGCAAAGTTTGACAAACTAAATTCAAGCCAACGAATTCAGATGGAAATATGAGAGCTAAGCAATTTTATTATTAATTTCACAAAACCAGATTTCTATGAAATCCATGAAACTAATTTTATCAATCGTATTCGTGGTGTCATTAATTATAGTGATTCCAGGGTGTAAAAAAGATATGAACCAGACATCCCAATCATCCGTTAATCTCAAGGCGGAAGATGTCAAAATTACTAGTATGCTTGAGGCCTTCAAAGCAAAAATGAATTCACATTTGAAAGATGGAGAGTTAATATCTACCGATAGTGTTGTTTGGTACCTGGAAGGTTGTTTGAACGAAACCTACGCCAGGGCGGCTGATTCCATTAAGACAATTTGGGAAGATTCAGCCTTTGTCGAGATTCCGAATAAGGATAGGATGGTGTTAATTTCAGACATTAATAATGCCTACGAATATTTTGTAAATGAAATATCCAAGCATTACTACTCCATTAATGAGGAAAAAGAATTGGTCTTTGTAAACGTTGAACTTAAACGCATTACGGATGAAACCATTGTTGTTGAAATGAAGGATTATGTTGCAAAGAAACCAGGTCCTCCCAATCCCAATTATTTACCTAATTTTGGCCCGGAAGATAATTGGATTTGGGGATTATTAGGAGGGAAGTGTAATAATGGTGGATATCTGCATGAGAAAGATGCAGCAACCCAACTTGCAGAAAAAGCAAACATTTTGGGATATGGTCCTGGCATCTATTGGATGAAGATTTACACAACACCTGAAATTGATGCAGGGATCGAAGAGATACAAACAACAAGTAATCCATATGGATATTTTACATCTTTATTGTTTTACCATGGTTCAACTACTCAACCTGAATATGATGAATGTTTGACATTCGATCAAATGAATTATTACCTTACTAACCTCCGTTCAATTGGGATAATGTATAAACCTGTTGGTAAGTCAATTATGAACTATGAAGTTGGATCAACTGTTACCGTTGGTAAAGAGCAAGGATGGAATCATCTCCATTTTACGATCATAAAATATGGAATTCCAGTTTCAATAGGAGTTCCTCGGGAAATAGTACCTCCACCTCATAACTAATTAATCGCTCATCCTTCCCAACTTTATTGGGAAGGATGATTTTTCCCTTCAAATACGATAAATATGAGCTATAGAAGAATTAAACTTGGATTATTAATAATTTGTCTTTGTTGTTGCAGCATTATTTCTCAAAGCCAGAATACTTTTGAGTTTACAATAAAGGATACACTGTCTGATCGACTGATAAATGATGCCATTGAATTATCGACAGGAGGGTATATCCTATTGAGTGATGAAGTGTATACTGGAAACCCGCAAAAAGCTCAACTTATAAGAATTAGCGCCTCGGGTAAATTTATTGCGATAAAGGAATTCCCAATTCAAAACAGATCTAGTGGGTTTATTAAAATCGTACAAATTGACCCCAATTTATTTGTATTGGCTGGCTCTCAGGATTCCAGCGATTCTTCCTATTTATGGCTCTTCAAAATTGATTCGTTATTTAATGAGGTTCAAAACAAAATCTTTTCAATAGGCATTTACTCATTATACACAGTATCTGATCTTATCATAAATAATGGGAATATTATTTGTTCAGGAACCTGTGAAGCTGGACCTATGCATCCATACTCATTTATTTATAAAATTTCAACCACCCTTGATAGCCTACAATTGAGAATCTTCACTGAACATACAACACTGTTTCCGGTTGATTTATTAATTCAGGACGATAATAGAGGATATTATTGTTTTATTCCTGGGTTTGGGCCACCAGCAAATATTGATGTAGTTGATCTTGATACAACATTCAACATAAGAAATATTAAAGGGGTACCTAATAAAGGTCGGCAAAATCCAAAAGCAGTTTGGATTAATAAAAAATCCTACATTCTTGTTTGCAACAGGGATTCAATCCTGCCTAATGATAGAGGTATTGGGGTTTATTGTCTTGATACTCTAGCACAGTCTGTACATCAATACTACATTGGAATTAATGATACTATTGAATGGCCAGGACTCCGTTCAAGTTTGGATTTTATTGATACCAACAAGATCTATGTGGGTGGAACCCATAATTTTTGTATGAATTCAGAGTTTTGTCCGGTATATTGTTGGTTTTCTCTCAATCAAATTGACACCTCACTGAATGTTAATTGGCAACATTTTTATGGCGGAGATGCAAATTATACGCTGTATGGAATCCGGGCAACAAAGGATAAAGGTTGTTTGATATTCGGATCACGATATGATCTAAATACCTCAACTCTTGAACGTGATATTTATGCCTTTAAAGTCAATGCAGACGGGTTGATCTTTAGTACTGGAATCATATCCCCGAAGTTTCATGAGGCAATCTTA